CCCCCGCCCCGGCCCGGGAGGGGCTGCCGCACCGGAGATGGAGCTCGGCGGAGCTCGCCATCCTCCGCGAGTACTACCCGACCGAGGGGCTCGACGGGTGCCTCGCCCGCCTGCCGCGACGCTCGGCCGCGGCGATCTACTGCCAGGCCGCGAAGCGCGGCGTGCAGGCCGCGCCGGACTCGACGGGGCGCCGCGGTGGGCGCCCGCGGGTCTGGGCGAGCTCCCCGTCGATCGATGCGGCGATTCGCCAGTGCTACGAGAATCCTGGCGCGAGGAAGGTGCGCGAGCTGGCGGCGGAGCTGGGGCGGCCGGCGTGGTGGGTGAAGAAGCGGGCGCTAAAGCTCGGGCTGGTCGTCCCGCGCTTTCGGCAGCCGGAGTGGACCTCCGAGGAGGACCAGGTGCTCGAGCGCCTGGCAGGGATGTCGGTCGAGGCGGTCCAGCGCGCCGTGTTGAAGGTGTCCGGCGTGAGGCGTAGTCCGTCGGCGATCAACATGCGCCGCAAGCGGCTGCGCCTCGGGATGCGCGACCGCGACGACAACCTGTCCGCGGCCCAGGTCGCGGGGCTGCTCGGCGTCGACACGAAGGTAATCACGCGCTGGATCCATCTCGGCCTACTGGCTCATCGGCGAAGGCAGACGGAGCGGACGGCCACCCAGGGCGGCGACCCGTACGTGATCAAGCGCAGCGCGATCCGACGCTTCTGCGCCACGCACCCGCACCAGGTCGCGCGCCACCTCCGAAAGGTCGACGCGCTGTGGTTCATCGACTTGCTAGTGAACCCGTGAGCGCTGGTCGTCGCCGCATCCCGGACGAGCTCAAGGTGTTGCGGGGCACCGCGGAGAAGAGGCGCCTCAACCCCGACCAGCCGAAGCTCCGCACGGGACGCCCGCCTGTCGTCGGGGCCCTGTCGAAGCGTGCCCGCCGGATCTTCCGCGAGCTGATCAGGGCCACGGAGGCTCTCGGCTACCTCACGCCGGATCACCGCCGGATCTACGCCCTTCTCGCATCGCGCCTGGCCGAGTGGGAGGAGCTCGAGGAGCTGCTCGCTGAGGAGGGGCGGTTCTACGAGACGCGCACCGGCCTGAAGAAGGTGCACCCAGCGGTGGCAGCGCGTGACGCAGCCATGCGGGATGCCCGCCAGCTGCTCACCGAGGTGGGGCTGACGCCCGCGGCGAGAGGCAAGGTGAAGGTGGCGAAACAGCAGCATGAGGGGACGGGGTGGGACCAGCTGCTGCGGAAGGTCTGAGCGCCCCCCACGTCGAGAAGGCGATTGCCTACGCCCGCGACGTCGTCGCCGGCGCGACCCCGGCGTGCAGGTGGGTTCGCCTCGCCTGCCAGCGCCAGCTCGACGACCTGGCGCGCCCCCGGGGGCCGGACTGGCGGTACTCCTTCGATCCGGAGAGAGCCGAGCGGGTGTGCTTCACGGTCGAGCTTCTCCCGCACGTGAAGGGGAAGTGGGCGCGCGATCGCCAGACGATCGTCCTCGAGCCGTGGCAGTGCTTCATTCTGACGACCGTCTTTGGTTGGGTGGACGACGCCGGCCTGCGGCGCTTCCGGACCGTGTACATCGAAGTGCCCCGCAAGAACAGCAAGAGCACGTTGTCGGCCGCCGTCGCCCTCTACTGCCTTGCATTCGACGGCGAGGAGGGGGCCGAGTGTTATTCGGCGGCGACGACGAGGGACCAGGCGGCGATTTCGTGGAAGATGGCGAAGCGCATGGTCCAGCTCTCTCCGGGGTTTCGGTCGGCGGCGGGTGCCCTGGCGCTCGCCCACTCGATCGCGATCGAGGCGACAGGGTCGAGCTTCCAGGCGCTGTCATCCGATGCGCACACCCTCGACGGCCTCAACGTCCACATGGCCCTCGTCGACGAGGTGCACGCGCACCGCACCCGTGACGTCGTCGACGTCCTCGACACGGCGACGGGCTCCCGGGAGCAGCCGCTCATCTGGATGATCACCACCGCCGGCATCGACTTCGCCGGCGTGTGCTACGAGCAGCACAACTACATCGAGAAGGTGCTCGGGGGCGAGTTCACCGACGAGCGATTCTTTGGGGTCATCTACGGGACCGACGACGGAGACGAGTGGAGCTCGCCGGCGACGTGGCAGAAGGCTAACCCGAACCTGGGCGTGAGCGTCTTCGAGGACGATCTCGAGCGACAGGCGGTGAAGGCCCGCCAGTCGCCGGCGTCACAGGCGACGTTTTTGACGAAGCGCCTGGACGTCTGGGTCTCCTCGTACTCGCCATGGATGGATATGTCGGCATGGCGCCGCTGTGGCGACGAGGCGCTGACGCTCGCGGAGTTTGAGGGCGAGTCCTGCGTCGTTACGCTCGACATCGCGAACCGGCAAGACATCGCGGCCGAGGTGCAGCTCTTCCGCCGCGACGAGCAGGCGGTCGAGCACTGGTACGCCTTCGGCCGCTGGTACCTGCCCCAGGAGGCGGTCGAGCAGGATCGCCACGCCCACTTCCGCGCCTGGGCGCGCCAGGGGCGCGTTGTGGTGACGCCCGGGTCGATGACGGACCAGCGGGCGATCCAGGAGCACGTTTGCGGGCTGCCCTCGCGATTCGACGTGTGCCGCGTCGGCTACGACCCCCACGACGCATCGAAGCTCGCCGTCGAGCTCGCCGACGACGGCTTCGAGGTGGTGGAGGTACGCCCGACGGTCCTCAACTTCTCCGAGCCGATGAAGCTCCTCCTGCAGCTCGTGAAGGAGGGGAGGTTCCACCACGACGGCGACCCGGTACTGACTTGGATGGCGAGTAACGTGGTCGCCCACCTGGACGCGAAGGACAACGTGTACCCGCGGAAGCAGCGCGACGAGAACAAGATCGACGGTATCGTGGCGATCATCATGGGGTTGCGCTGCTGGCCAGGTGACCAACGCCGGTCGGTCTACGAGTACGACGACGCGGACTGGTCCCGGGATGGTGGAGCCACGGCTCCATCGGGCCGCCGATCGGTGTACGATAGCGAGGAATGGCAGGAGTGAAGCGGCTCAGGGCCTTTCTGGGCGGCCTTCACGCCCGCCACCGCTCGCTCGAGGCCCTCGCCGGGCTCGCGGCGATCGGCTGGGGCCTGTCGGCGACCCTTGGGCTCGCCTGGGGAATGACGGTGATCGGAGTGCTACTGATCCTCGACGCCACACTCGACCCTGGGAGCCCGCGCCGACCGAGGAGCCCAGGCAAGTGAGCCTGTTCGGCGGGCTCATCGCCCCCGCCGCGGAGCAACGCGGTTGGCAGGAGCCCGGGCACCACGTCTCAGAGAGCGGCGTCTGGTCGTGGGCCGGGCAGGAGAGCGCCACCGGCGTCGACGTTACGGAGCTCTCGAGCCTGGGTCACAGCGCCGTCAGCGCCGCGGTGCAGGTGATTGCCTGCTCGATCGCGGTCCTCCCGCTCATCTTGTACCGCCGAGTGGGATCGGGCCGCGAGCGGGCCCTTGAGCACCGCCTCTACACGACGCTGCACGACGAGCCCAACCCGGAGTCGACCTGGGTGACCTTCTGCATCTCGCAGATGGTCAACAAGCTCCTCTGGGGGAACCGTTTCGCCGAGATCGAGTTCACGCAAGGGGGCGACCCACTCCGCTTGTGGCACCTGCCGTCAGACCGCGTGACCGTGCGCCGCGTCTACAAGCGGCCCGGGGGCGGGGTCACGCTGCAGGCCGTGATGGCCACGCCGGAGGATCGCCGCTCCGGCGGCGTGCTCATCTACGAGGTGCACGACGGGTCTGCTGTGCCACCTCAGCTCGAGCCGCAGCGGATGTTTCACGTGCCAGACATCTCCATCCGCGGTGTCGCCGGCTACTCGCGAATCCGCGCCGCCCTCGAGACGATCGGGACCGGGCTAGCACTCCAGACGGCGACCGCGGCTGTGATTGGAAACGACGCGACCCCAGGCGGCGTCCTCGAGCGACCGCCCGAGGCTCCTCCCCTAAGCCCGGCTGGGGAGCGCAAGCTGATCACCGCGTTCGAGGCGGCGCACGGCGGCGTGAAACGCCGTGGCCGGCTCACGATCCTGCAGGAAGGGGCCACGTTCAAGCCAATCACGGTGGATGCCGGGCTGATGAAGCTCGTCGAGATGCGGCAGCTCTCGACCATGGACGTGGCGCAGATCTTCAACATCTCCCCCCACTGGCTCGCCGGCAACACGCCCGGCGGTGGCAGTCTGACCTACACCAACTCGGAGACGGAGTGGACCAACCTGGTCCGGAGGACACTGCTGCACCACCTGGTGGCGGACAAGCAGGAGATCCGGAGAAAGCTGCTCCTCGGCGACGACCGTTACTTCGCGGAGTACGAGACGAACGGCTTCATGGCGGGGAGTGCGGAGCAGCGGGCGGCCTTCTACCGCGCCCTTCTCGAGCTCGGCGTGATCACCCCGAACGGCATCGCCGCGATCGAGAACCTCCCGCCGATCCCCGCGGCCGAGGGGGGAGACACCTACCGGGCTCCCATCAGCTCGATCGCCGCCGGGTCGCTGGTTTCGGGCTCCGGGAACGCCAATGGCAACGGTGCTCGGGCCATCATCATCCCGGGGCGCTCCGTCGAGGCGCGCTCCTACCGCGGCCGCATGCGGCTACGTGATGCCCACGTCGGGCTGCTCGCCGACGCCGGTGCGCGAGTCGTGGGGCGCGAGGTGGCGCGCATTCGAGAGCGCCTCGGGCAAGGCGTCGACGCGGGCGAGCTCGGCGAGTGGCTGCGAGCCTTCTACGCCGAGCAGCTGCTGCCGTTCGTGGGCACGGTGTGGCTCGCACCGCTGGATGCGTACATGCGGGCTGTTGCCGGCGAGGCGGCGTCGGAGGTTGGCGCCGAGCTCGCCGACGTCGCCGAGGAGCTCGCTGTGGCGCGCCAGCAGTACGCGAGCCGCTACGCGAGCGCCTACGCCGGCCGCCACGCCGGCATTGTCGCGGCCCGGCTGCGCGACTCGGGCGTCGATTCGATCGACGGGCTGCTCGAGCAGTGGGCGGAGAGCGCGCCGCGCCGCGAGGCCGCGTGGCAGCGCGTGGCCGCGGAGTCGGCCGCCTCGATCACGGCTCTGCAGGCGCTGGGCTACTCGCGCAAGCGGTGGGTCGCCCGTGGCGCCTGCCCGCTGTGCGCGAAGCTCGACGGCGCGGTGGTCGAGATCACCGGCGCCTTCCTCCGGCCGGGCGATCGTGTCGAGGGCGGAGAGGACCAGGAGCCGCTCGTCGTGAAGCGCATCATCGATGGGCCGCCGGCGCATGAGGGGTGCGACTGCACCGTCGCGGCGGAGTAGGGAGGTACCCGATGTCGATAGAGCTCCGTTTCCATCCACACCAGGTCGAGGTCAGGGCGCCGGAAAGAGATGGGGGCCGGGGCCGGCCTCGGCTCCAAGGCCGCGCGGTGGCCTGGGGGCGTCTCTCGGTCCCGCTCTGGCACGATCGCAGTGGCAAGCCGGTCGTGGAGCGCTTCGAAAGGGGAGCGCTGGCCTACGCGCTGTCTCGCGAGGACCTCGACGTCCTCGCGCTCCGCGACCACGACTCCGGCAGGCTGCTCGGGCGGACGAGCAGCGGCACCCTCAGGGTGTGGGAGTCAGAGGCGGGGCTCGACTACGAGATCGACCCGCCAGACACCGAGGAGGGGCGCGAGGCACTCGCCCTCGCGCGCCGCCAGGACCTGCGCGGGAGCTCGTTCGCTTTCGTCGTTGCGCAGGGTGGAGACGAGTGGGACGAGGACGACGAGAAGGTCGTCCGCACCGTGAAGAAGGTAGCGCAGCTTTTCGACGTAGGACCCGTTGTGCGGCCCGCGTACCATGATTCTGTCGTCACCGCCAGGAGCATCGAAGAGGCCTGCAAGTCCTACGCCCTCGCGCATGCAGAGCCCGCGCAGGATGCCGCCTTGGCCCGCGAGAGGGTGGTGCGCCTGGTGTCCGCCGGGCTCTGACCAGCGGTATCCTGATCTCGGACGCGCGGGAGCCGGAGCCCGCGATTGACAACCTCGAAGGGCGGGTGAGGCACCGAGCCAGCGCGGAGCTGGCGGAGTGCTGACCCCAGCGTCGCCGAGCCCACCGCCCGCGAGAGGGCAGCTCACCGGCACGCGCCGACACCAGGGTCGGCGGCCGGTGGCACTGCGCCCCCGACTCTCAGTCCGACCCAGAGGGAGGACTGAGAGTGCCCTACAAGACGACCGACATCATCGAGCTCCGTCGCCAGCGGAAGAAGCTGGGCGAGGACATGCGCGCCTTGCACGACAAGGCGGCCGAGGAGAGCCGTGCCCTCAGCGCCGAAGAGGGGCAGTCCTTCGACCGCATGTACGACAAGGCGGAAGAGCTCCGCCAGCAGATCGAGCGCATGGAGAAGCTCGACGGGCTGACCGAGGACCTCGAGAAGCCAGCCGGCCGCTCCGCTGGCGCGCCGGACCCGAACGAGATCGAGCCGGAGCACGCGGAGGACGCTGCGCGCGAGATGCGGACCGCAGGGCGTGGGCCGCGCGACACTCCGGAGTACCGGAATCTCTTCGACGAGTTTCTGCAGGCGCCGAATTCCACCACGGCGATGGTGATCCAGATCCGCGCTCACGAGTACCTCCAGGGGCACGAGCAGCGCGACCTGCAGACCGACGTCGACGAGCAGGCGGGCTACCTCGTGCCGCCGGAGCAGTTTGTGATGGAGCTGCTGAAGGAGCTCGACGACGAGACCTTCCTGTCGACCTGGGCGCGCAACTACACGGTGCGGCAGTCGAAGAGCCTGGGCGCCGTCAAGCGGACCTCGAAGGCCTCGACCTGGACGTGGGGCGCCGAGATCGCCACGCCGACGAAGGACACGAGCCTGAAGTTCGGGAAGCGCGTCCTGTTCCCCCACCACGCGTCGGGCGAGATCGACGTTTCTCGCGACCTCATGCGCTCCTCGATCATGGGCCCCGAGCAGATCGTCAGGGCCGAGATCGCGCGCGATGGCGCCGAGCTGTTCGAGAACGCCATCCTGACCGGGTCCGGCGTCGAGCAGCCGCTCGGCGTGTTCACGGCCAGCGCCGAGGGGATCTCCACGGCTCGCGACGTCGCGACCGGCAACGAGGCCGACGCCGTGACCGTGAAGGGGCTGCGCGAGGCGAAGTATGCGATCAAGGCGAAGTACTGGCCGCAGCTGCGCTGGGTGGGCAGCCGGACGTTCCACAAGCAGGTCTACGGGCTGTCCGACGGGATCGGTCGGCCGCTCTTCGTCGAGTCGCTGAAGGTCGGCGAGCTCGACCGCGTGATGGGGTTCCCGGTGTACATCTCGGAGTTCGCTCCGGGCACCTTCACCACGGGGCAGTACGTCGCTCTGCTCGGCGCCTGGCAGTACTACTGGATCGCGCGCGGGCTCGACATCGACATCCAGCGGCTCGACGAGCTGCTGGCGCGCAGCAACCAAATCGCGTTCCTGGCGCGGATGAAGCTCGACGGCATGCCCGTCCTCGAGGAGTGCTTCGCCCGCGTGAAGCTCGGCTGATCCGGGGAAGCCCCAGAGCTACGACGACGAGAAGGAGACATCACCGATGAGCAGCCTCTTCAGCCTGGCCAAGGCGGCCAAGACCACGCGCCACAGCAACGCCGTGGCCGCCGGGCAGACGACCATCACGCCCTCGGCGGGCATCGACATGCTGGGCTTCGAGACCTGCGCGTTCGAGATCCTCTGGGGCGCCATCACGGCCGGCGGTGCCCAGTCGGTCAAGGTGCAGCAGAGCAACGACGATGGCGTCGCGGACGACTACGACGACCTCGAGGGCTCGGGGCAAACCGTCGCCGACGACGACGACAACAAGATCACCATCGTGGAGGTGGTGAGGCCCACGAAGCGCTACCTCAAGTGCCTCGTGCTGCGCGCGACGCAGGACAGCGCCGTCGACGGGATCGTCGCGCACCAGTACGGGGCGCGGACCTTGCCGGTCACGCAGGACGCGACGACCGTCTCGGGCACCGAGGTCCTCGTGTCGCCGGCCGAGGGGACGGCGTAGGCGCAGCTCGTCAGCGAGCTCGCCCCGACCAACTCCCGGAGGATGACGATGTCCAACCGCAAAGCACGATGGATCCTGCCCGCGACGGTGGCCGCGCTCTTGCTCGTCGCCGGGGCGCTCTACTCGGACCCGACGACGAAGGTCTACCTGCACGACTCCGGCGACCAGTTGACGGTCGCCTCCGGTGGTGTGCTGAACATCGACGGCACGTGGAAGGTCGGGGGCACCGCGGTGACGTCGACCGCGGCCGAGATCAACGCCTTCGCCGGCGGCGGGCTCTCCGCCGGCGAGCTGGCCGTGCTGAACGGCGTCACGGCCGGCACGGTGACGGCGAGCAAAGCCCTGGTGTGCGACGCCAACAAGGACTTGGGCGACCTGCGTAATCTCGACGGCGTCAACTTCGACGCGGGCATCAGCGGCACCGCCGGCAGCGTGGACATCTTCCCGACGACTGCGGCGAAGGGAAAGCTATCGTTCTTGGCCGGGGACTCGGCTGGCGACACGACCACCACGGTCACCAACGCCAGCCAGGCCGGCGCCCGCACCTACACCATCCCAGACGCCGGCGCGAGCGCCGAGTTCATGATGGGGCTCGGGGCCCAGAGCGTCGCCGGCGCCCAGACGTATACCGCTGGCGCCGCGGCCGCCGCGGTGGCCTTGCGCTGGGGCGCGACAGCGACAGAAGGGCTCGAGCTCAGGGTGATCGACGAGGTCGTGGCGAGCGGGGCCATCAACAACGACCTGACCGAGGACATCCCGGCCGATGCCGTTGTCCTGTCGGTGCAGGGGAACGTCGATGCCGCGCTGACCGGAGGGGGGACGACTACCAACGTGTGCCTGGGCACAGCGGGTGATCCAGACCTCTACTCCCCGACCGTCGGGGCCCTGACTGCCAACGCCAAGATCGACTACCTGCCGGACTGGGCGGTGACGAGCGGTGCCGTCGACCTACAGGTGAACGCCTGCACAGGCGCCGGCGCCGCCGGCGACACCGCGCTGACCGTGGGCTCATTCCGAGTCCGGATCGCGTACCTCGCGCTCAACTCGCTCGACGACGTGTAGGGGGCTGCTGGGGGTGTACTGCGAGCGCACGGATCCCGTCACGGTCACGACCGCGGCCGACCAGACGGCGGAGGAGTACAGCGAGGTCGTCCGCGGCCCGATCCTCGCGGTGCTCTACGACAACACCGACTTCGCCGCCGGCGCCGACGTCACGATCACGACGGAAAAGACCGGCCAGACGGTCGCGACCCTCACCAACATCGGCGCCACCGATCGCGTGATCTACCCGCGCGCGCAGGTCCACGGCGTCGACGGCGTTGGCCTCGCCTACGAGGTCACCAACGCGAAGGTCGTCGCCGAGCCCGTGTGGGCCGCGGAAGAGCGGCTGAAGATTGTGGTCGCCCAGGGCGGCGTAACGAAGACCGCCGCGTTCACGTTTCTGATCGGAGGTGCGCGGTGATTCGGATCCGAGCGCTCGTCAGCGGCGCCTCTCCCTCCGGGCCCCGCACGGCCGGGGACATCTACGAGCTCGAGGAACAGGAGGCAAAGGCCCTGATCGCGGCGGACGCCGCCGAGCCGGCCCTCCAGCGTCCCCCAGAGGCGCCGGCGTCGCCGGCGGCCGAGGTCGCCGACGCGCCCGAGCCGGAGGGCCTGGAGCGCCGGCGTCGCCGGCGGCCGAGAAAGGCGTAGCCGTTGCTCGACCCCGGGACCGTCGACGTCGTCACCGGCCCGGCGAGCCGCACGGTCGTGCCCCTCGCCACCGTCAAGAGCCAGCTCGGCATCTCGGGGGCGGCGGATGACGCTCGTCTGTCCGCCCTGATCCAGGTGGCCGCGGTGGTGATCGCCGGCGAGGCGGGGCTCAAGCGTGAGCCGTGGCGACAGACCGTGCTCATCCGCACGCCGGGCTTCGGGGGCACCATGCTGCCCCTGCCGGTGTGGCCTATCGAGTCGGTCTCTTCGGTCACCGAGGGAACAGGGGACAGCCCAACGGCCGTCGACGCGACGACCTACGCAGTGCGAGGGCGTGCTCGCGAGATCCTCTATCGGTCGAGCGGATGGTCACGCAGCCTCGTCGCTGCGTTCGCCGGTAACGGCGCGGCGGGGCTCTTGCCCCTGACCTACAACGTGACGTGCACGGCGGGCTACGTGATGCCCGACCAGGTCGGCGACTGGGCGACCGGTGTGGAGTACGCAGCCGGCGCCTTCGCTCGCCCGAGCGCCTCGACGAACCGGCTCCTTTACGAGTGCACGACCGGCGGAACGAGTGGGGGGGCCGAGCCCGCGTGGCCGGCGACGGCGGGCGAGACCGTGACGGATGGCACCGTCGTATGGACAGCGCGCGAGGCGACGGAGTGGCCGAAGGCCCTCGAGGAGGCGGCCTACCTGTGCGTCAGCCAGTGGTGGCTCGGCGGCCTCGAGGTGCCGGTCGGCGTCACCGAGGAGCGATGGGGCCCGATGGCGGTGCGGTACTCCGCCGGGGTCCGAGGCGCCCCCGCTCTGGCGATCCCCTCGGCCGCGAAGGCCCTGCTTGCCGCGGGAGACCTATGACCACGGCTCTCCGGTTCCGCGCCGCGGCGTCGCGCCTGGCTCGTCGATTCAGCGGCGGCGCCGCCACGACGCTGCGCCGGGCGAACGCCCTCGTCGAGGGCGCGGGCGACGACGAGGTGACGGCACTGGCCGTTGACGGCAACCACGTTGCCGGTGCGACGTCGATCGACCTCCGCGCCGCGGCCGTCGACGGGCACCTGGTGGCGGGCATCACCGTCGCGATCGACGGCCACGCGGCGCCCTATACGGTCACCGCGCTCGTCGCGGCGTCCGCGGACACCCTCGCCTCTGTGCCGCTCACGCCAGCGCTCACAGATGCGGCGAACGATGGCACGGCCGTTACCGTCGCGGCGACTGTCGACTACTCGGTGATCGGCGCCGAGGAGCCGATGCGTCGCCAGATCGAGGACGCGGCCGAGGCGGCGGTCGTGCATTGGATCGCCGCTGAGGGTGTCGATTACGGGCCGACGACCGACGACACGCTCGTCGTGGACGGCGAGGCGCTGCCCGTGCGCGCCGTCGAGCCCGCGCGGATCGGCGGGACGGTCGCCGGATGGCGCGTGACTTGCGGGAGGGCCGATGCCTAGCGGCGACCTCGGCGACTTCGCCCGGTGGCTCGACGACGTCGTCGAG